GATGAGTGTTATTAGAAAACTAGCCGCCCTCGACCCGAAGTTGTGCAAACATTGTTTTAAAAAACTCACCACGAAAGAAATGTGGCTGTTCGACGGATACTGTACGAAATGTTGGAGGTTGCGCGGTGGCGATTAAACAAGAAAAGCGAGAAGTTCTGATATGGAAATCCTGAAACTCATCATCTGCACCACCATCCTGCTTGGACTCGTCGCGGCCATCATGATGGTTTGCGACGCATGGAGCGACCGCATCTTCATCGCATATGTTGCCGTAGCCGCACTGGCGATAGTGGCTTGCATATGGTTGTATGACTAAAAAGAGACTCCCAGCAAGGAGACCTTGCTGGGAGAGGAGAAACCAAAGGAGGGCTGTTGGTAAAACTTCCAACAGCCCTCATTGTATCAGGTTAACGGCACATTGTCAAATACCAGTCACTACCGGAGTCAGTGCCAATGGCGACATACCTCGGCTGGCCCGAAGAGGCGCCGATATAACGACCCCATAGGAAGCCGTCAGCATAAGTGCCCCAACCATCCAACACGACCTTCTCGCCACGACTGTAACTGGCTACAACACGTCCCTTCAACGACGGTTCGGTACGCACGTTCAACGCATCGACCTCAACCTCATACGTGGTGGCGACCACGGTCGGAGCCGGGGAAACCACCGGCACGGGAGCCGGATTCACCGGAGTGTTAGCGCCCACGCCAGCATACTTGTCCCAAGCGGCCTTATCGCCAGCGAAATAGTTCAAATCAAGCGAACCGGCATAGCCGCCGATATGACCGTTGGACGTGTACTGACGCATCGGATACGCTGCATACGACCAAATCGAATCGGCATCCTGCCAGCCGACCGCATCCATGGAAGCATAGCACGCCTCCCAAATGCCGCAATCATGCTTGACGGCGATATCCTTGATGAACGGGATTTCGGAACGCTGCGCATACACGAGCGGCTTCACGCCGGTCAGCCGGATGTACTGGTAGAGGAATTCGTCAAGATAGGCTCGATTGCCCCAAGCGGCGTTATCGTCCGCCTCCCAGTCGACGCACGGCACGAACCTGCCAAGATAACCTTTGGTGTGTTCGGCGAAGAAATACGCCTCCTCCGAAGCGCCCACGCCACGGATGTAATGCATGTATCCGACCGCCATGCCACGGGCCGCTGCGGCCTGAATCTTCGCGTCGGCGCCAACCCACACGGAATCCGTCAGACCATGGTCGTTCGAACATTCACCGGCACCCCAAGTGCACTGGACCACCACGCCGTCAGCGTCAATCTTGGAAACGTCGATGTCGGCCTTCCAATTGCTGATATCCACAATCCTCATTATTTCGAAACCTCCATTTCATTGCTTGCGATATGCTTGCCAGTCACCTTCGCCTTATCGGACGTTGCGAAGGAGGCCGGACTGATTGAATCGGTCTTGCCGCTCGACGCCACGCACGTCAGCACGCTTGCGATGGCCGCGACCAAGGCGATGCTACAAACGTTCACCCAATCCACTTGAAACAGGCCGACACCGCCGACCACGCCAGCCGACAATGCCGCCTGACATGCGGTGCGGATTGCACGCTCCAACGTGTCAACCCAAAAATCCTTAGTGAACAATATTCTGCTCCTTACTATTGTTTTCCAACGGCTCTATTGTACTCCTCAGCTCGTCGGGAAGCCTTGGCTTGGGATACTGTTTCAAAAACTCGGGGTCGAGAACGTTGCAGAGTTCGCCAAGCCAATGGCCGATGGCCCGAATATAGGAGGTTTTCAAATCGTCCTGATAGCGGAGTTCGTCGCGCTCATGAATGAACTCGGCAAGCTTCTCGTCCTGCCGGTCGATTTCACGCTGCATGTTCAATTGGGCTTCCGAGAGCCGCCTGTAGGCTTCGCTCAGGTCGCCGCGTCTGTTTTGCGCCCAAGTGACCGCCGCGACCACGATGGCGCATAGTCCGGTCACTAGGGCTACGATGATGTCAGTGCTCATATGGCACTATTCTAGCCGATAATTGCGGTTACGTCAGAAAAGACGGCAAGTGGAAGTTCGAAGGACTCTTCACGGAGAACAACCTTCTCAACAAGAACACTGCCGGATGGAACGTCGTGCAGATTCGCGGCACCGTCCACAATGGCATTGCGACCGGTTTCTTCTGGGTCAACCGTGCCGGAGATTGGATGAACGCAAAAGCTTGGGATTCTTCGCACGTAATGGACCTTCCCGACTCTCTTAAGACGAATGGCATCGACCTGAATCTCGCCACGTCGAACAAGGACGTGGTACTGCAAATCATTAACAATAGTGTCAACATCCGTCCGACTGTGAACCGTAACTTCGTGAAAGGGGAATGGGTCGCCGGTAATTTCTCCTTCCAGCTGGCGTAGTCCGATTGGATGGCTTAGCCGATGTTGTAGGCGAAAATGGTGGAGACGATACGTTTTCCACTAGCGCCGCCGGAATATTCGACATACACGTTGCCGTTGTCAGCAACACCGGCCCCGGTCGGGAGATAGCTGTCTCTCGATGGCGCATAGACGCCTTCGGAGGTCGCCGGATAGAATGCGGAGTTGTTCACCTGTCCCACAACCACCTTCGAACCCCATCCGGTCAGATTGATGTCCGCGGTCAGCAGGTCGATGTTTCCAGTACCCCCAGAGGCCCACATGTTCACCTTGTTTGCCCCGAGATTAATGCTTCTCCACGGCATGTTCCATCCACGCCACTTATCGCCTTTTCTGACGTAATCGCAATTATCGGCCACGTTATGCAGCAGTGTGCCTTCGGGCACCATGGTCATGGCGTCACGCTGGGCGGAAGTCTGCACCCGCAGCATGTCGCCCTTCATCGCAGCGCCGATATACGTCTGCGTGATGACCACGCCAGCAGCCGCCGTGTTCGACACGCCAGCCGGAAGCAGCACCTGCGCCAAGGCCAAAGCGCCATCTGGAACACCGGGAGCCACAGGCGTCGCCGCCGCCACGCCTTGCACGACGCCGAACACGGGAAAATCCGAATCGTCCGACATCGGCGAGCGCGTCTCATGCTGCTTCACATACACCACGTCGATACGCGAATTAGCGGACGGAGCGGCCTTCAGCGGCACTTTCACGTTTCCATCGTTCTGGATGAGCAGCGCTCCGTAACGGTTTAGCACCGCGTTGAACGGATGCACCGTCACGCTCATGGAATTGCTGTTGCCGGTGACGAGATTGTCCTGCGAACGGTCGAGAATGCCAGCAATCGGCAGCATCGTGGTCTTATCGCAGACGAACAGGCCGCTCATGTCGCGGCGCGCATCCATGAACGACGCATTGCCGGACACCGCGAAGATACTATTCCTCAACGCCATTATCAATCTTTCCTTCCAGCGCCTTCAGGCGCGATTCCAATTCGTCGATACGGTCATGGGCGAGATGGGCTTCATGTATCGCCCACACGCCCAGCATCGGATAGTTGATGCCAACAGGCTCGTAGTCATCATTATACTCAACGAACTGACCCAAACCGTTATCGTCCAACTCTTCGGCAATCATGCCGACATGAATGGTCGCGCTATCGCCATTCCGGTTCACGTCATCGATGAAACGGTAGAGCGTCCAATCCACGGAACGCATCTGCTCCAACGTGATGTCCGGCTTGAGGAAATCCTGCTTCACCTTGCGGCTGGACTGTGACGTGCCCATCGTGCCGTCCGACAACGCCCACACGGCTCGCCATGGGCCAACCGTGAACAGGTTATTGTAGGCGTTCGTCGTATGCGTGCCACCACGGTCGGTGGACAACACGCCCCAATTCCAAGCGTTGCACTTCTGGTCGATGGTCCCACGGTCATATGAGTTCCTGTTGATGGACGCGGCCACCGTATTGTCGATGTTCGCGCTGATGTCCAACACCTTCTGAATCGCCTGAGTCAACTGCGAGCCGGAAGGCTTCTCCAATTCGCGCAGGCGCCGACCATACTCGTTCAACGTGGATACGAGCTTGTTGGTCGCCTGAGCGGGATTCTTCACGTCGAGAACATCCGTATCGTCGGCATCCAATGGGGCGCCGTCCGCCGATTCGCCTTGATGTACTACGATTTCCATTATTCCACCGTCACTTTTACACCGTCAAACACGTCACCAAGGGTGAACGTAATCCAATTCGAGCTTTCATCGGCTTTGATGCCGGTGATGCGGCGCGTATGGGCGCCGTCCACATAATACCAGTCGCCCTTCGTCGTGAACCTGATATAATCGCCGACCGTATAGTTGGCGAGCGTCTGATTCACCGAATGCAGGTATCCGCGATGCACTTTCGCCTCAGTGGATGATACCGGTTGCCAGTAGACGGCGGCAGCTTCGTTCGCATACGCTTGAAGCGTGTTCTGCCGCTTCACGGTCGAATGGCTGGAATCCACGCTCTCCCAAATCGGTGCTCCCGCCTTTTCCAGAATGTCCGTGTAGGCCGATACGACAAGCGTCTTGTCGTCGGACTTTCCGGACGTGAACCATTGCAACGAGGCGAGCTTGTCGCCATCATCCGTGGCGGACAATGATGCGATGCCCGGCTGCATGGCGGACGCGCTGAAATAGTGGGTTTCTCCGCCAAGCAGCGGATGGCCTGTCTTCATATGCCACTCATACCCCAATCCGTCAGCCGTGCGCGTCGGGAAGAACCCGATGTCGCAACCGTTCTGATAGTTCGTGATGTTCGTCAAAACTTCGCCGACGTAATTCAAATCGACCGCCTGATAGTTCGCTTCGGACTTGCCGACCTCCGCCGTCTCCAACACGACCGGCACGCCGCTGTGGGGCCAGCTCATCGCCTGTTCGACAAGATTGCGTGCGACCGTGTTCCATGTGACGTCCTTGTAATGCGTGTCGTATTGGGTGTCTGGCGAGCCATCCGGCTTGATAAGGCTTTTACCCATCGCCTTCGCCGGAAGAATCGTCCTATGGTCGAAATACGACCACATGCCTGAAGCGACCAAGGTGAGGATGCCAGAGTCGGCGTCATAATCCCGGCGCATGAGCACTCCGCCGACCGTCAGCCCATCATCCTCGGCGACCATGACGGTCTTGCCGATGGCGGCGGTGTTCCTCAAATCCAACAGTCGCGCATCGTTGGCGATATATTGGATGCGCGTATCGTCCGTCGAAGCGTAGATGGGCACTTTGACGGTAAGCGAGTCGGTGTCGTTCAGCCTCATCTCCCATTCCGCCGACGTGTGCGGCAATGGGATGATGCGGCGCCCGGTCAGCAAATCCGCAAGATAGATTTTCACCGCCAAGCCTCCTTCCATTCGACCGCCATCGTCGGCGTGCCGGACTGCACACCCAACGGCGTGAACTGTATCGTCGCATCGCCGAAAGGACGGAACCAGTTCTCTTCGGTGAGGAACATGCTCAAATCGGACTGGTTCTGGAACAGAACACGCTCATTGTCGAAGTCGAACACCATCGTCTCGTCGGGGTTGATTTGACGGTGGAATTCGACCGCTTCGCCGGTTTCGATGCAGTGGATGCGCACGCCTTCGGATAGTCCGCCTCTGATTTTCACGACAAGATGCGTCGGAGCGAAACCGCTTCCGGTGATGGCGACGCGCCCCGGATTGCCGACTTCGCCTTCGGATAGTGGGTCGAGCAGCGGGTCGGTGATGCCTTCGCCGTCTGTCGGCACGCCGACCGTCTGCGAGCGCAATGGCCCGTACAGGTAGGGGGATGGTGCGAGCAGTCCAATCTGGAATCCGGCTTTCCCTCGATACCGGTATTCGTCCACGGTCATCGACCTGAGTTCCGCCTCGCATGACAATGTGATGCCAGCGCCCTTCTGCACGGTGACGGGAACCAGACGTCCGGCCATGCCGCGGAGACGGCGCATCATCTCGTCCGTGTCTTCGACCGTGCTGGTCGCATAGTATCCGTTGATGGTGATGGTGCGCCCATCATAATATGTCGTGCCGGGAATGGCGTTGCCGTCAGCCCTAGCCCAAGAATCCTGTTCGGTCTTGGCTGACGGCAAATCGTCGAAACCGCTCATGGACACCAGTGTGAACTCGTGTCCGGCGTCGCCGTAAAGCGTGATGTCACCCACGGTGACGGTTATCGTGCTCAAGGTCTGACACTTCCAATCATCTCATTGTTCAACGCGTATCCGAATCGGCGGGCAACGAGTTCCACGTCGCTCAACGGGCTTGCCACCACATTGTCGATGTGGACGCCACCAGCATACCGCTGGTCGCCAGCCGACACCATTCCAGTATAGTCTTTCAACTGCGGTGCCAACACCATACCAAGACCGTTCGCGTCAATCTGGTCGAAATCCAAGGAGCCGAGCACGTCATCGACCTGACCGCGTACGAACGCTCCTTGGGCGCCGATGGCCTTGCCGAAGTCGCGCATAAGATGCTCGCCGGACACGCTGGTGTAGCCGGAACCGGAGAACGGGCCAACCTTCGCAGGAGAGAACGGGAAGAAGTCTCGAACCTTCTGCAAAGCGCCCTTCACCGCGCTTTTCACGCTTTCGACCGCGCCGAGGATACCCTGCTTGAAACCGTTCATCAACGCGGCGCCGGAATTGACGAGCCATGAGCCAGCACCGGCGAACACTCCGATGACTTGGCCCGGAATGCTCCTGACATAGCCGAGAATGCGCCCAGCCAATCCGGCGAACGGCCGGGCGATGTTCCCGATAATCGCAGGAACCGTGCCCGCAACGGCCATGAAGATGCTCGGGAAGTTCGCTGCGATGCTGGTCACCACGCTGACGAAGGCGCCCAGCAGTGTCGGCAGACCGTTGACGATGCCGGTCGCCAATCCGCCGATGATTGCCGGAAGCTGGTTGATGATGGCGACGGCGATGCCCGGCAATGCAGCGGCCAACGATGTTATCACACTGGTGATGGCGGACATCAACGCCGGAATCAGCGTCGGCAGCGCGGAGGCGATGCTCTGACCGATGGACGGGAGCGCGGCCACCACGGTGGCACCCAACGTTTGAAGGCCGGAAGCCAAGGACGCTCCGAATCCGCTGATGAATCCGGCGATGGCGGCGCTGTTGGCGCTGATGGCGCTGAACGCGGCCTGAACGCCGGACACGAGCGCCTGACCCAAGGAGGTCATAAGCGACGGAATCTGCCCGGCGAGCGTGGCGAACAGGCTGCCGAACGCTTCCAGCATCGGCTGACCATACGTGGCGATGAAGCCGGGCAGCTGGACGAACATGTCGGAGAACGCTTGGGTGATTTGCGGCAGTATAGTCATCAACGCGGGTGCGAGCGTCTGTCCAACGCTCATGAGCGCGTTGGCGATGCCCGGCAGTGCCGCGGTGACGCTCGCCACCATCTGCGGCAGGGCGGCAGCGAAAGCGCTCGCCATGGCGGGCAGTTTCGTCTGGATGCCGGTAAGCGTATTGTCGAGGCTCTTCTGCCATTCATCGAACTTGCCTGCCATCTGGGACGGGTCGAGTTTGAACAGCGTCTGGAATCCTGCCGTCAAACCGGTGAATATCGCGCCGGTCACGCCCAGCTGGGATGCGATGCCGCCAATCTTGCCGATTGCCGCGCCGACTCCCTTCACGGCCACGCCGAATCCCTTCAGCGCGCCGGAAGACACTTTCAACGCGGCGGAGCCGATGGTGGAGAAGGCGGCCTTTCCAGCGGATGCCAACGGGCTGAACCGTCCTGCAAGACGCGACACGGCGCCGCCGACCGTGGCGGATAGTCCGGCGCCTACCGTCTTCGCGGCGGATGTCAACGGCGCGAACGGATTCTGCCCCTTGAACGAGCCGAAAATCTTTTCAGCAAGACCGTCGAACGGCATCGACAACGTGGATACCGCTTCGGAGCCAAACGATTCGAGCACGCCCTTGACGGAGGAAAGCCCACTGCTCACCACGGAACCGAGCTTGGACATGGCGTCGCCGATGCCGGTCGTGTCCAGCATTTCGCCGAACGCCGTCTTGAATTCGGACGCCTTGCCTTTTACGCTATCAACCATGGAGAGGACGCCGGATTCGACGTCGGCACGCATGGCTTCCATCTTCGTTTTGACGGATTCGGCCGCGTTTGAGAAGGCTTCTGCGAAAATCTCCTTGACCGGCGCCCACTGCTGCGCCGTGTTCGCGGCATAGTTGGACAATCCGGCCTTCAGGTTGCCGAACGTCTGCATGATGCTGTCGGACGCGGACACGGCAGACCCGACCAAGGGAAGAAACACGTTCGGAATGTTGAAACCGGTAAGCTCCTTGAATTCGCGTCCCACCTGCACGAGCTTGTCGCGGTAGATGTCCGCGCTCTGCCCGGCCGTGTCCAAAGAACGGTAGATGTCGGAATCCACGACGATGGCGTCGGCTGCGGCGCGAATGTCATGGAACGCTTGGATGAGGGATGGAGCCTTCTTCCGCGCGGCTGCATCCACTTCGGTGTTGAGCGTTTCGAACGCTTTGAGGAACGCTTCGGGAAGCGCTTCCGCGTCGGAACCCATCGCGTTCAAGCCGGTTTGGAGCAGCTTCACATTCTCGGATGCCTGTCCAACACCATTCCGCAGGTTGGTCGCGGCCTGCTGGATGATTTCGAAGCCTTCAGCGCCCTTCTCGCCGAAGCTGAACGCGTACGTCCCCAAGTCTTCGAACGCCACATTGAACTTGCCGAGCGCGTTCTGTGCTTTCGTCGATTCGGACAGTGTTTTCGCCATCGCGTCGGCCATGGACGCGAGCTTGTCGATGACCGCGGACGATGCGGACACGGCGGCGCCGAACGCGCTTGTGAAGCCGGAACCAAGTTTGATGAGCGTGTTCTTCACGCCGACCAGTGCGTTGCCGATGAACGGGATGCGGGATGCGAATCGGTCGTTGGTGGCGACCATGAGGGAGAACGCGGTGGCGCCGATGACGCCTACGGTGTTCAGCGCGTCGCCCAAGGAGGACAGGAGGTTGGCGTTCTGCGAGTTCAGGCTGATGAGATTCGTCAGCGGGGCGAGGAACTGTTCGACCTGCTGCACGTTGAACGCCTTGTTGACGGCTGGCGCAAGTTGGTCGGCGAACGTCGAAGCCAGCGTCGCTGTGGCGTTCGACAACGGCACGAATCCTGCGAGCATTTCACCGAACGTGTCCACCATGCCCGAATTGGAAATGGCGGTCAACGTCTTACCGAGGTTAGCGGACAATGCGGTGGCGGCTTCCGCCGACCTTGCACCGACCGTGTTCTTGATGCTGTTCCACGCGCGGTCTGCCGTGACGGGCATGGCGTTGAACTGCTGTTCGATGGCGTCGGCGTTCTCAAGCACCGTATCATAGAGGGCTTGGCCGCTGATTTCGCCTTCCTTACCCAACCGCTTCAGGTCGCCCACGGAAGCGTTGAGATGCTTGGCGAGCATTCGTGCGATTTGCGGCGAGTTCTCCATGATGGAATTCAACTCATCGCCGTTGACGATGCCCTTGCCCAATGCTTGGGTAATCTGCCGCATGGCGCTGGACGCTTCCTGAGTGGACGCGCCGGTGCTAATCATGTTCATGTCGAGCAGTTTGGTGAATTTCGCCGCGTCGCCGTAATTGGTCACGACTTCCGGTGCGAGCGTGCGGAGACGCGCCGCGGACTGGATGAAATCGTCAGTGGTGACGCCGACCTTGTTCGCATACTCCAATGACGTTTCGAGCGAGGCCTTATAGTCACCCGCACCGCCTACCGCGTTTTTCAGCATGGCGGTGGTCTGACCCCACTGGTTGCCCATTTCGATGATGTCGGACGTGACTGTTTTGACGGCTTTGCCGACCGATGCCACCGCTGCGATGGCTGCGGCGGCGTTCAGATACTTGTTAAGGTCGAGGTTTGCGAAGCCGTTGCCGAAAGCATTGGCCGAACGCCGACCACTGGAACCGAAGGAAGCAAACACGCCGTTAAGCGCGTTTTTCACGCCGCCCTGCAAGTTGAGGCTCTTATTGAACGAGCCGGAGAACAGTCTGGACATGCCCAAGCCGTTCGAAGCGAAGAGTCGGCTTGTGCCGGACGCGAGCTTGGGCTGGATGGCGGGGGTGAGCACCGCGCCCTTGCTTGCCTTTACAAGTGCGGACTGCAAGCCTTCCAACGACGGGAGTACTTGTATCCATGCGGTCGCGATGCTGCCCTTTGCCATCCGCTATTCCTTTCGGTGAAGACCCAACGCCTTGTCGATGTCTTCAGTGTTCATCGAATCGAGTTCGTAATCATCCTCCTTCTTGGTGTTCTTCCGGTTTTCCGGCAATACGCTTTTCGGTTTTCGTCCCTTGCCGGAGTAGGGTGCGAGCGTTGACTGTTGGATGATGTCGAGCAGTCGTGCGACCGCGCCGAACGTGCCTATGAGTTTCGCCCGTTCCAATATGGTGTATTGGTGTGGACTACCGTATTGGCTTGCGAAATCAGCCAAGATTTGGCTGTCCCACTTGTCCGGGTTTATCGCATATGTCAGTCTTTCGACGGTGATTCCGTAATTGTCGGCAATTTTCCCGACAAGTATTCCCATGCGTCGATGATGTCATCGTCAACCGCGTTCATAAGCTGCTCGTACTTGGATTCGGTCAGGACGGCCTGCATGAGCTTGTCGATGAGCCATACGGTTTCCACGCTGTCTTCCATGCTGTCGCTGTGGATTGTCTGCTGGAATTTGCGGTTGCGGAGGAGTTTCGCGTAGGCGTCGGCCCATCCGTCCTTGAAGTCTTCGATGGTGATGGTGGGTTTGCGTTTTGCCATTGGGTTTCCTTTCGTTGTCTTTCTATATAAGGATACCCCACACGCCGGTCAATCAGTGAGGGCATGTGGGGTATTGTCCGGCTGTCACGGCGAGACTATCCGAAGCTGCCGCCAGCAAGCTCTTCCGACTCGTGGTTGGCGTACGAGTTTGGAGGGCTTGCGTAGCTCACGTTGTCGCCATCGCTCGTGCTTTCAACGGTAGGTTTCAGACGAACATTGCGCCTTTCGGCAGGGCTGTCAACCTCATCGTTCGTCGCTTTCCCACCGCCTACGCTTTTGGGATGGTGATGTACTGGGTCTGTGCGGGCTGGTCGGCGGTCGGATAGGCGGTGATGGTGAACTCGAAGTTCACGAGAGCGGTATGCACGTGGCTGGTGTCGCCGGTGATGAGGAAGGTGGCGTCCGCCATCACGTTACGACGCTTGCGGCCACCCTTCAGCATTTCGTCGATGACGATGACGTGATGCTCGATGTCGCCCGCCTGCTCCTTGACGGTGATGACGCCATCCTTGCCGCTGCCAGCGGGGGTTACGGTCACGTTGGCGGAGCCGTAGGCGACCTTAAGCAGGTCTTCGTTCAGGGCTTCGATGCAAGTGCCCGTCCACGTCTTGGAGAAGGTCGGGTCGGCCTGTGCGACGGTATCGCCACCAGCGGCCACAATATCATCACCTGCGGTGAAGGATGCCGGTTCGGTCAGACCATCTTCGGACAGATAACCAAGGCCGACGAACGCGCCATCCAGTTCGGTGGTGGCGTCGGTGGGGACTGCTGTGCCCAGTGGGGCGACCCAAATATAGCCGGACTTGTTGGCACTGGTGCCCGGCTTCGAGAATGTCACGTTTGCGGAAGACTGCTTTGCGCCCATCTCAATTCCTTTCGTTGTTAGCGTTCAATCAGTGGATGGGCGGCGTCGCCGCCGCCCATGTGTGCGGTCACTCGGTGGTGTGGGTGATGGCGTAGAACTTGCTGGTTCCGCCGATGAAGCCCCAGCCGATTGCGACCTCGGTGCGGAGCATCACCTTGTTGACAGCGCCCAAGTCGCCTTCGGCGGAATTATCCGGGTTGCCGGAGTCGAACACTTCAATGCCGGACAGCGGGATGGCGCCCCAGACGAAACGGTTGGCGAAGTCGCCGATGACCGCATCGAGCACCTTCTTGGTCAGCTGGCCGGAGCCGGTGGCCGCGGCGGTGTCGGACACGGTGTTGGAGGCTGCGAGGGTGACGCCGCCAAGGTTGACCATGTTGCCGATGAGCGGAACGTCGGCGGCATACTGGGTCGGCGTGCCAATGGTGGTGAGACCGTCGCCGATTGCGGCCAAGTAGGCGGAGGTGGTGACGCCCTGCGCGGACGCGTCGCCCTGTGCGGCGACCTGTCGCACAGCCTGCTTGAACGCGGTGGCCGCTTCCGCTCCGGTGCCCGGCGTGTAGCTGATGTCTCCGGCCTTGTCGAGCACGTAGCCGTTGGTGCGTGCGACGGTGGACGCGGCCTTGGTGGCCGGGTTGACGCCGAAGATTGGGGCGAAGTCGAGGGCGCGGCTGATTGCGCGGTTCACATACGTGCGGTACTGGTCGAGGATTCCGGCCTGATACGGCTGCGCGAGGATGCTCTGAAGCATGGTCTGCGGGGAACCGGCGCGGAAGGTGGCGTCGGTCGGATTGTAGGCGCCGTCAACGCCGAACAGCTGAAGAAACTTCTTCGGGAAACGGTACGAGATGTAGAAGGTGATGGGGTTGATGGTCACGACACCGTTGGTGGCGTCGTTGGAGGACTTCTTCTTTTCGGCTTCGGTTTCGCCGGTGGCGCCTTCGCCGAAGATGCCCATTTCGCCGGAGAAGTCGATGGTCTGCATCTGCGTGCCGATGAGGTCGATTGGAGTGCTGTTGGAAATCTTGGCGATGGCTCCGGCCGCGGGCTGGTTGGAAATCAGCTTGCGGTCAACGAAGCCGGGCTTCAGTTCGATTGTCGCTAGGGACATGACTGCCTTTCGTGGTTGAGGTGGATGGTGTCGGCCTTCTGCATTGCGGCCCCGACTCGGCCTCTACCACGATTGTTTCCGGCTGTGTGCGCCTCGACCCCACTGTCGCCCGTGGGTATGCCCCGCATTGTTTAACGACTGTGCCGGGCGGTTCAAGTCAGTACATTTTTGGGGAGACGGTCGGTCTTGGCATGGTGAACGAAGCTCCGATTGTCTGCCGACCATCTCCAAGACATAGCATAACACCCCGTCTGACTTTCGTCAAACGGGGTGTTGTGCAAACCAGAATCACAAGAGAGGAGCTACACATTGCTGCGTAACGGTATTTATTCTACCACCTTCTCGTCGCCGTTCGCGTTCGGCGTGTCACAGGACTTGCTATATGGTCTGACTTGGCGCGGTTGCATTGCATGTGCGCCGGAACGAGATTGTCCATCCTGTCGCTTCCGCCAGCGGCACGCGGTATCACATGGTCTGCGGTGAACGCCAAAGGGTGCGCGGTGTTGCGGCCCCAGTAGAATGGCGCGCCGCAATAATAGCAGGGCGCTCCCGTCCTTTTGGTGCGCTCGCGCAGGATGGCGCGGTTCCGATGGTAGAGTCCCGTATCCTTGCCCATCAGGCAATCACCTCCCTGACCTTGCGTTCCTTCGGACGGTTGACGCCTCGATACCATGCGGCGATGCTGACGCCCTTCAAACCGGCCGTGGTTTCGTTCTTGCGTATCGGCGCGAACTTCCACTGGTCGTCCGAACCGGATTTGAGCTTCTGCGCGTTCTGCACTTCAGCGGTCAGCTGCGGATTGTTCGTATGCTTGAACCGTCCCTCGTTCAGCAGGTCGAGGAAACCCTGCTGCGAAGCAAGGAACTCGGTGCCGGTCAATTGGATGACATTCAATCCGCGTGGAAGCATGTCCCTTATCGGATTGTTCAATCCGCCAGCGTCCAAGATGAGCGTGGTCTTGCGTGGGCGCGTCTTCAGCTCATCAACCACCCACTGCCATGATTCGGTGGTTGGACGTTCGTCCACGATTTCACCGATGATGTACGCCCACTTGTCGTAATGCTGCGAGCCGACCGTCACCTCTTCGGTGCTGGCGGCGACGCTGAGAGCGAGCGTGCTAGTGGCCGGGTCGAATGTGAGCGCGTAGACGAGCGTATCGCGGTCATGTTGCAGGTCGGAGTATGCGCTGTCCCACAAGTCCATCGGGATTGCGGGAGGAATGCTGTCCGCCCACCACAGGCCCAAGTCTTGGATGCGGAAGTCGATGAGACCATCGGCGCCGCCCTGTTTGGCTATCGCCACGTCGGTGAGGAACGCTTCGCGCGGAATCACGTCAGGGTAAAGCGGGTTGGTGAGCGCCCACAACTGCTCATCCTCGATGTCCGCCGTCTCGTCATCGATGCCGTAGCGCACCGCGTACGCCATATTGTCGTTTTCGGCGTTGTCAAGGAACACGTTGAACGTATCTCCGATGGACGAGGGGAGGAACGGCGTGCCGGTGTAGATTATCATCGCCATGCGGCGCGTCTTCAACGTCTTGGTAATCATCGCCTCGTATTCGGAGCGGAGTTCCTGCGCCTCATCGAAGATGACCAAATCGAACGTGCCACCCATGCCCGCGGAAGCGCTCTTGCGGGAGCGGAATCGGACGAACGCGCCGTTCCTCAACTGCAGGCGCTCGCGTCCCATGGTGGTGCTGAAATGCGTGACTTCGGCTTTCAGTTCGGGATTCGAATCGATGGCGTCTTTCAAATCCTCCATGATTTTGTTGGCCGCAATCTGCTCATGCGCGGTGACAAGCACGTTCAGGCCGAGCACGAACAGGTAGTAGAGGATTGGGGCGGTGAGGATTTTCGTCTTGCCGTTCTGTCGCGGCATGTTCAATGCGACACGCTTGTATTTCCAAGTGCCGTCCTTCTTGCGTTGGAAGGCGTTGTTGAGGAATTCGACCTGAAACGGGAGGATTGCGTTTCCGCGGCCCCAGTTCACGTATTCGGCGGCCATGATTGCCACGTCGGATGTGGGGCGGACGTTCGCCCTCCAATTTGGATTCTTTACCAGCATGTCACACCACCTGATATTTCTTGAGTACTTCGGAGTCTGCGCCCTTGCCGTAGGCGTCGCCGATGGATGCGATGTCCTGAGCGGTCTGCGGGAACGTGAGTTCGTAATCCAATGTGATGCCCAATGGCTCGAACACGGCGTTCAAATCCTGTTTGATGATGTAGATTCGGCTGACGAAGCTTTCACGGTTCGACACCAACGATTGGGTGGTCGCTCCGAGCGTGTCCAGAATCTGTGCGTCCTGCGGTGGGAGTCCGGTTTCCATCTGGAAGCTTAACACCGTGTTTTGCAGGAGTGTTTTGAGCTGTCCGTTATCCCATTGGCTGAGTCGTTTGACTTCCGGCCGGACGATGGTGTCGTGGTCGTCGTTGGCGTCGAATTTCGTCCAGTCTGCCGGATTCTTGTTCGGGTCGGTTTTGATTACCACGTCCGGGGAGGTGCCGACCACGACCGGCTCGGGCAGCATGAGGTGTTCGAGGTTTTGGGAGATGAGTCCTTCGATGACCATGGCGCGCTGCGCCAACAGTACGGCTTGGTCGGTGACGGGCGGGTGGCTGAGTGTGAGGCATCGGAGGTTTTTGTCGATTTCGTCGGCGTTCTCGTCATAGCAGCGTCCGTCCAAGCCTACTGCGGCCACCTTGTCCAATTGCAGGTCAGCGGATGGCAGGTAGTCGGTGCTGAGCGGGTCGCCGTCCTGCATGAGGAAGTAGGAGTTGGCGCCGCCGACCGCTTTGGAGAGGATGCGGGTGAAGCTGCGCTTGCCGACCGCGCTGAAGTTGGTGACGCGCACGCGCATGGAGTATGCGTTCTTGACGAGTTCAATCCATGGGAATGAGATTGCCTGTTCGTCCACGATGGTGAGTGTCATGAGCGTTTCGCTTCCTTTGCGATGAGTTTCTGAAGAGTGGTTTTCGGCGCTTTGGCGGCGGTGGTCTTGCTTTTGTGCGAATCGACCTTCACCGCTTCGTCAAAGTTTTTGGTCATGGTCATGAGCAGCTGCATGAAGCTGACGTAGTTTCGCTGCGCGTTGCTTGCCATGCTCATGTAGTATTCGCGGTCATCGTCGGATGTTTCGGCTTTCCGCCCGTACTCTTCCATGTCCGAGTAGGCTTTGTCGATAAGTCCGTTGACCTGTTCCATGCGGCTTGAGAGGGCTTCTTCAGTCTTCCCTGCCATAAATCCTCCTTAACTGTTCGGCCATTTGGCGGCGTTGTTCTCGATACCATCGTACCATTTCGGTTTTCATGATGGTGCGGCGTGTAGGGCTTTCATGGTATTGCGGGTCGGTGTTGTTGATGGTTGGTGTCATGTGGTGCTGTTCCTTACGTAGATTTTGCAGTCGCATCCGGCGTGTCTCGCCCAGACGCCGTAATGGTTCGCGTCGTATGGATGCCATATTCCGCACCGTTCGAGACACCATTGGCATGTTTCGCCCACCGACTCGCGTACGACTTCCGTTGTCGAGTCGATGGCGAACAGGTTGGCGGTCGCCTCCTGCATCGGCTGGACGGCCAGTTCTCGCTTGTATTTCGCGAGGAAGTCCCTGACTGTTTTTTCGGAACGCTGCTGACTTATGAGCCATCCGATTTTCTTGCCGAAACTGTCGGAGTCGAGCCGTTCCAAGCTTAGTCCCGCGGATTTTTCGGCGACCTGCTTCCAGATGTCACCCAAGACCTTTCCGGCCATACGCTTGTCGCCGCTGCTGGCTGCCGCTTGGGCTTGACGCACCTGTTCGTCGGTGATGATGTCCTTGGCTGCCGGTGAGAGGATTTCCATGAGGTCTTCGACCGACTCCTGCGTGCTTTTCAACTCAGGTACTCCAACTGGTAGTCGTAGACGGTGGATACGCGTCCGTCCTTGGTCGGCTGGGCGTCTGTGGTGTTGAGCAGCGGGGCGCCCATGATGTCCCACAGGCTCTGATTGTACCAGTCGGTCAATGCGTCGCCGATTTCGGCGCTGAGCGTGTTGTCGGTTCCGTCTGGGAGTTCACGTGTCACCACGGTGATGGCGATGTCCAAGTGCCGGATGTATGGGGTGATGTCGGACGCGTTCTGTCGCGTGACGATGATGAGCGGATACTGGCTGGTGGCTTTCACGGTCGGATACTTGTCGTATACGCGCATGTTGAGCCGTTGGGATAGTCCGTTGATGATGTCGTTGACGATTTCATTGTCTTTGCTCACAGTCCGAGTCCTTTCAGCGTGTCGCCGGAATGTGGGGTCTTGTAGTATTTGATTTCCGTTCCGGCTCGACGTGTTCCGTTGAATGTGCTGAGCGTGCGGTATGTGGTCATGGATGGCGGCTTGCCCCTGTATGAGTCCATCCGCAGCTGTGGCATGATTCGTGATGCGACGCGGCGCGACTCCTGTTGGAATCCCGCCGACTGCATCACGAGGTTGGTCGCCACGTTCGGTGCGGCGACCATGATTTTGGCGCCTCTGAGTCTTGCCATTTAGTATTGCACCTGCTTCGCGTTGAAACTCCATTTGAACGGGTTGAACATCACCCTGTTTTCGGGGTCTATCGGCGGTTTGATTGAGGTGACATGGTAGGGGTTTCCGTGGTATTCGAGTTCACCGCCGACGATTTCCGGCGGCGTGTCCGGCGTGGCGACGTGGATGGTGAGCGAGTCCACTTCGGTCATGTTGTCGAATGCGCCGGTGTCTTCGCTTGTGGTGTTCGCAGTCACGATGCCTTTGACCGTGTGTTGGCTGTCGCCGGTGGTGACGGTGATTTCGTGTGTTTTGAGTCCGTAGTGCATCAGAGTTGGAACCTTGCTATGGTGGCGCGTCCGACGCCCAGCTGTTTGAGCTGGTTGCTGGTGAAGAACACGTCGTCCGTGTTGCCTCGCCATTCGCCGGTGAAACTGTAGCCGCCCGCCGTTTGGGTGAACGTTTTGAACGCGCTCAGGTCGGTGTCGCTTTCGGACATGGATTCCTTGCGGCTCACGTCCTGTGCGACGCTGACGCCGATGATGTCGGCGACCATTTGGCGGGTGAGCGGGTCTTCCGTGACCTGCTTGTCCAAATCGTCGCCTTGGTTGCGGTACATCATGCGGAGCACGTTCGATGCGGCTCCGCGTTTGCGTGCCTCATAGTCCACGAGGTCTACTGGCACTTTGTGGCGCAGGTATATCTCGGTGTCTTCGACGGTGGCGAGCGGCTTCAGTTCGTCGGTCAATCTTTTTCCTTCCAGTCGTGCATTGCGAGTCCCAGCTGTAGGATGCGCTCGGCAAAACGTTTTACCAGCTTGTCCTTCTCGCTTTCGTCCAACTCCGTTGGCGCGGCCACCACTATGTCGTCGTCGAAGATTGAGAGGGTCGCGGGAACGTTTTCGTCGCGCATCATCATGCTGAGGATTCGGATGTCACGCATGAGCCGCGCCCATCCAGTCTGGGGTCTTGGTGGCCGGTTCGACGGTCACCGGCGTGACGCGCGTGCGGCTGTTGATGCTTGCCGCGAGCTGCTTCTCGAATTCGTCGAGACGCGTCTCGTCTTC